AGCTGGTTATGATAAGCAATCTATATGTTATGAGATTTATAGTTATGCAAAGAAGGTGTTAGATAATACAATTTCTGATAGTTCTTTTTATGCTGTTATATATGAATCAGATAATGATGATGACGATATAACTTTGGAATCAACATGGAAAAAAGCAAATCCAAATTATGGTATTAGTTTAAAAAAAGAATATATGCAAAGGGAAAGTCAAAGAGCTATTGATGTTCCTTCATATCAAAACACATTTAGAAGGTTAATGTTAAATCAATGGACTGATTCACATAGTGCATGGTTAACATCTAGTGAATGGAATGCTTGTTATCAAGAATTTGATTATAGTATTTTAGAAGGAAAAGAATGTTGGGGTGGGCTTGACTTAGCATCTACAAGGGACTTGACTGCTTTTGTTTTATTATTTAATGTTGATGGCAAGTTTGTTTTTATTCCTTACATATTTATTCCAGAAGAAAATGCAAAGAAAAGAAGTGAAAGAGATGGTGTAGATTATGTTGCATGGCTCAGAGATGGTCATGTTTTTGGGACAAGTGGTGATGTTGCTGATTATAGTTTTATAAGAGCAAAGATAAATGAGCTATCAAAAAAATATAGAATACAATCTATATGTTACGATAGATGGAACGCTAGTCAATTAGTAATTGATTTGCAAAATGATGGTGCAAACATGGACCCATTTGGTCAAGGTTTTGTTTCAATGTCAATGCCAACTAAAACTTTAGAGGCTGAGATATTAGCAAAAAATATTATTCACAATAACAATCCATGTATTAATTGGTGCATGAGTAATGTTGCTTTGCAAGAGGACCCAGCTGGAAATATTAAGATAGCAAAAAACAAATCAAAAGAAAAGGTTGATCCAATAATAGCTTTAGTAATGGCTTTAGGATGCCACTTAACAACTGAAAGTAGTGATAGTGTTTATGATGAAAGAGATATTTTAGTTCTTTAAAAATGTTAAAAAATAATACTTAGTTTGTTTTTTTAAAAAAAAATTGCATTGTATTATTGTGAAAATAATTATTTCACATTGACTTTACTAGAGAGAATAACTAACGTATTCATCCCAGCTAAAACACAAAAAAGAGATTTATCTCTAAATTCTATTTTTCAAAATGCTAATGTTTTTGATACTGACAAAGCTTTAACGCTTAGTGCGGTTTGGTGTGCTATTAGATTACTTGCAGAATCTGTATCTTCTTTGCCTATTTCTGTTTATTCAAAACAAGCTAATGGTGATAAATTAGAAGATAGCAAAAGCCCAATATATAATTTAGTAAAATTTAAACCAAATTATTATCAAAATAAAATAACATTTTTTGAATATATTATGCTTTGCATTTGTACTAATGGAAATGCTTATGCTAAAATAGAAAGAAACAACTCTGGAACTCCAACACAATTATTATGTATTGATCCAGATAATGTTACTATTGTTATTAAAGACAATGAATTGTTTTATCAAGTTGATAATGAAGGTGTATTAGATGCCTCTGATGTACTACATTTTAAAACAATAACAGATGATGGTATAAATGGTATAAGCCCTATTGATCAATGTGCTAAGGCTCTAAACTGGAGTTTAAGTTTGGAAGAGTTTGGTGCTACATTTTTTTCTAATGGTGCAAAACCAAGTTCAATATTACAAACAGATAGAGCTTTAAGTGATACCGCTTTACAAAGATTAAAAACTAGCTTTAACAATAACTATGGTAAACTAAAAAATAGTAATTCTACTATTGTATTGGAAGAGGGTTTGACATTTAAACCTATCTCAATAAGCCCAGAACAAGCTCAATTTTTAGCCTCAAGGACCTTTTCAATAGAAGAGGTGGCTCGTATATTTAGAGTTGGTCCGCACCTTTTAATGGATTTAACAAAATCAAGTTTTAACAATATTGAAATGCAATCTCAAGAATTTGTTACCTATACTTTAATGCCTTACATAACTAGAATAGAAGAGGAAATGAATCTTAAACTATTCAGAACTAATGAGTTAGGCAAAACATTTGTTGAGTTTAATGTAAATGGATTGTTGAGAGGTGACGTAAAATCAAGAACTGAGGCATACAAAACAGCTATTACAAATGGTTATATGTCAATAAATGAAGTTAGACAAAAAGAAAATATGAACTCTATTGATGGTGGTGACAAACATTTTATGCAAATGAATATGACTACAATAGAAAAAGTTGGAGAGGATGCCTAGCATAGAGTGCGATAATGGCAAATGGAAGTGGGGTGAAACTGGTGCTTGTAAATATGATACTAAAAAACAAGCTGAGGATGATAACAGTAGTTACAGAAAAAAATTAGGAACAATAATACTTGATGGAATTGAGGTGCCTTTTTATGATACAATAGAAGAGGCAGAAAATGAGGCAAAAAGATTAGGTGGCTCTGGTTATCATGAGCATACTTTAGATGGTGAAGTTGTTTATATGCCTTTCGATTCACATGAAGAGTTATTAAAAGTGATGAATAACAGATCAATAAAAAATAATACAATGGAAAAAAGAATATTTAACGTAGAAACAAGAGTAGATTCAACTGAGGATGGCAAAGATGTTGTTGTAGGTTATGCAAGTGTTTATGATTCAAGATCAAACAATCTTGGAGGCTTTTATGAGTTTATAGAAAGAGGAGCATTTACTGATGAACTAATTGCAAAATCTGACGTTAGAGCTTTAATTAATCATGATCCAAATTTAATATTAGCAAGAAATACATCTGGTACATTAAAACTATCATCTGATGAAAGGGGGTTAAGATATGAATTTGAAATGCCAGAAACATCTTATGGAAAAGATTTGGCGGTATCAATGAAGCGTGGGGATATTAGTCAATCATCTTTTGCTTTTACTGTTGCTGAAGATGACTGGTCAACTGATGACGAAGGTAACAACATTAGAACAATAAAAAAAATTGATCGGTTATTTGACACAGCAATTGTGACATATCCAGCATATAGTCAAGCTGAAAGTGATTTAATTGTTGCTAAAAGAGGATTAAAAGAATATCAAGATAGTTTAGTTAAAGAAACTAAAGAAGAAATTATTGAAGAAAAAGAAAACAATTTAGTGAGAAATTCTCTTATCTCATTAAATATTGAATTAAAAAAGAGAAAATAAATTTAAAAATTAAAAAATGAAAACATCAATTATTTTAAAAGAGGAAAGATCAGACATTATTTCTCAGTTGGAAAACATTAAAGATGTTGCTACAACTGAGGAAAGAGATTTGACCTCTGACGAAAACAGTCAAGTTGATGGATTATTAACAGAGGTTGATAATCTTGATACTAAGATTGAGAGAGCTGAAAAAATGGAAACTATTAAGCGTAACGCTGCGGTTGTTTCTGGAGTTACAGCTACAAAGAAAGACAAAGACCTAGAAAAATTTACTTTTCAAGGTGCTGTTAGAGCTGCTTATTCTGGTGACGTTTCTGGAATATATAAAGAAATGGATCAAGAAGCTAGAAATGAAGCTAGATATACTGGTCAAAACTACAAAGGTATTGCTATACCATCTTCTGTTTTAACAAGAGCTTTTGTTGATACAGCTGATGTAAACTCAGTAGAAACAATGGCTTTTACTGATCAATTAGAAGCTAATTTAGTTTTAGCTAGTGCTGGTGCTAATTTTTATGGCGGTGTTAATAATATGAAATTTCCAGTATTTAGTTCAATAGATTCACAATGGGTTAGTGAAGATGGTCAAACAACTACTGGAACTACTGGAGGTGGAACAACATCTAATGTAACTATAACTCCAACTAAATTAATTTCTATTGTAAATATGTCACAAGAAGCTATGGTGCAAAATGCTGGGTTAGAAACTGCATTAAGAAGAAACATGGCTGCTAATATGGCTGCAACATTAGAAAAATCATTACTATCTAATGCTGATGTTGCACAATCTCCTGATTCAATTGTTGCTGATGCAACTGAATTGACTGCGGCTGCTTTAGATGCTAGTAAGATTTTTGACCTAGAAGAATCTGTTTTATCGGCTAATGTTCCATTAGAAGGATCAAGAATGGCTTACATAATGAATCCTTTAGCTTACAAAGCTGTAAGAGGACTTGCTGGTGTTAGTGCTGTTTCACCATTATATGATGGTAGAGATAAAACTGTTAATGGTTACTTTAGTTTTGTATCTTCTAATGTTGGAGATGGTTTAACAAATAAAGAAGCTACATTATTTGGTGATTTTTCAAGAGTTCACATTGCTCAGTTTGGAGGTTTAGATATACTATTTGATCCTTATACAAACGCTGCAACTGGTTTACCTAGAATGGTTATAACAAGTTTGTATGGTGCTGCGGCTACTCAAGCATCTAGTGCTTTTGCTTATATACATCAAAACTAGTATTAATACTTAATCTTAAAAAGGGGTGGTGGACTTACCATCATCCCTTTTTTTATAACCAAATAATATGAAAACATATCAAGTCATAACAGCGGCAAGTACATTTCCAGTAAGTTTAACTGAGGCTAAAAGTCATTTAAAAGTTGATACAAGTGCTGATGATACTTATATTACATCTATTATTAAAGCTGCAACTCAATTAAGTGAAGAGTACACAAATAGATTTTTTATAAATACACTAATAGATCAAACTTGTAGTAGTTTTGCTGAATTACAAACTTTATTTAAAAGTAAAGTAAATGATGTGCAATATGTAAAGTATTATGATTCTAATGAAACTTTACAAACATTAGCTAATACTGAATATGATAAAATGTTAAGTTATGAGCCTTCACAAATTCAACTAGCTGATGGCAAAAGTTTTCCAAGTATAACAAAAAGAAATGATGCTGTTATTTGTAGATATACAGTTGGCTATGGTAGTTCAGCTAGTGATGTGCCAGATATAATAAAACAAGCTATCCTATTAACAATAGGAAATTTCTATCAAAACAGAAATAGTGTGGTTATAGGTAGAATTGCAACTGAGTTGCCTCAAAATGTTAAATGGTTATTAGATACATATAAAGTACAAATAGTAGGATGACAATTGGAGAACTAGATAGAAGAGTTGAAATACATAATGTTAGCACCTCAGCAAATAGCTATGGTGAATTGACTAGAAGTTACTCTTTATTTCGTGCTGTTTGGGCTGCAATAGAATGGAAAGGCGGCTCAGAAAAAACAGACGAATCTAGTAAAATTACTGGAATGACTAGATTGCACATTTATATTAGAAATTTAGATGTTTCTAGTTTAACTTTACAATCAAAATTAGTTTATGAATCAAAAAGTTATTTTCCTAAAGTAATTAATGAGATAGATGGTAGAACAGCTTTTTTAGAAATAATTTGTGAAAATAAAGATTAATGGGTTTTTCATTTGGAGATAGGCATAGAAGTAGAGCGGCTGGATTAGCTGGAACAACTGGAACAAAAAACAGAGTTGGTGTTAATGTTATTGGTATGAAAGAATTGAATAATTTTATGACACAATTTCCAAGACAATTAAATAATCCTAAAAACTTAACAAGAATATTTAGAGAAAATTCTAAGCCATTACAAAATAAAATTAAACAAAAAATATCTGGGATGCCTTTTAAAAAAGGAAGTGTTGGGTCATCTATATTAGAAAAATCAGTAGGTTTTATAACAACAAGAGCTACAAGGCGTGTAGGAGGTGGTTATGTTGGTTTAAGAGCAAAAGGAGCTTTTAGTAATAAAAGTGGAAAAAGCGGATTTTATGGAGCATGGATTGAAGTAGGAAGAGATGCACAAAGCCCAACTTACAAATGGGGTCCAGCTAAACCTTTCATAAAACCAGCTTACGAAGAAACTAAAAGAAATTTAATGGCTAATGTATTAATTGATGCAAGAAAAGTTATGTTTAAAGAATCAAAAAAATTAGCTAAATTTGGAACACTAGGATATTCATAAAATGCAAATAGGAAAATCAATATATAATATTTTAGCAAATGATAGTGATGTAAGTGCTTTAGTTGCAACTAGGATTTTTCCTAATGTAGCACCTCAAACAACTACATTTCCTTTTATTATTTATGATGTAACTGGGGTTGATAGTAATGATACAAAAGATGGTGTTTCAACTTTAGATACAAATGATGTAATGATTTCTTGTTATAGTGAAACATATTCTGAAGCATCTGATTTAGCACAAAAAATTAGAGTTGCAATGGATAGAATTAATGAAGGAACTTATGGAGGTGAACAAATACAATCAAGTCAATTTCAAAGTTACAATGACATATTTGATGACACTAGCGGTGATGCTGGTATTTATAGAAAAGCATTAGATTTTGATATTAGACAAATAAACCCCACAAATTAAATA